AGTCGAACCACTAACATGGATGCCAATGACTCGACCGGACAGAGAGTCGCAATTTGCACTAAGAATTTTGCCACAATCACCAGCTTTAGTGGGGATTGTATAAGAAGCGACAGAACAAGCAGTAATGGGAAGGGTCTTGTTGTGCAATTCGAGACCGTAGGTGTGGATCTGGTCGACGAGCAAATCCGCTCGCCCGGAGATGGACGAGCTCACAACAGTGTTATTTTTTTCTTCATAATCTAGGCCTGACAGAGTGACATAGACTTTCCTATCATACAATTTGGCAATCTCATCCTTGGACACAAAGTGGGAAATAACGTTTTTACCGCGAATAAAGTTGGGAATACTGAAAACAATTGCATCATTATTGGCTCCATCACCATCAAGGGCCACCACAGTTCCAAAAAACTCGTTGAAGGGTTTGCGGATCTCTACCTTGGTACTATCGCAGTGTATGAGGCGAACTTCAACGGGCTTGCGGTGTTGGAAATACGTATAGAAGTGAGCGGGCATAAGAAAGATTTGACCAACAATGTTGGTTATGGTGCCGAAGTTACGGACAGAAGCATCATCATAAACACCAAGCAACAGATACTGCTGTCGACGGACCTTTGCGATAACATCCAGTTGGCCCATACTCTGACCCATTTCAGCTTTCATCACCTTGGGTTTGGCTTTGGCAATGTTCCTCACATGGGCTCGAAGGCGAGGTTGCAAATTTCGAGTATCACTTTCGGCGGAAGATTCTTGGCGGTGGTGGGAAGTGTACACATTAAAAGCAGTGAAGAGAAGACCAGTACCCATAACTAAAGCAATTTTTCCCACATCACTAGAAGCAAAAGAATACATTTTAGCACACAAAGATTTACACAAGCTTTTAACACTAGCTATAAATTCACTAATACGAGCTGGAACACCTTCCATGTGACACTTGAGAGTTGCAGCACAAAACTCCATCTTGCGACGGACACTCTTTCCAAAAGAGGTCTCCTCTTTGAAGAAAGCAATAAGCAAAAGACTAAACATATCGTCTGGGATAGTGTTTGGGATGTAGGCAAGTAATGACTGTTTGTAGACATCCCCATCGTACTCTGCTCTCTCATGAACGCTGTAAACACGGTACAAAGATGAAATGGGACCCTCGGGGTTGTCAATATCTTTATAGTCATTTAACCAGTCGAGAAACTGTCCAAGCGTGTAGGGGTCGACTATTTGTTC